TGGTTAGGGACGCGGCAAACGTCCCCGCCCTCATGGGGTCCGGTTTATCCGGGGTTGCGAGCGTGCAGGGCCGACGGGCCGTGGCTACCGAATGTTTCACTGGCTGGCACAGCTGAAGTGAGTCCGCAAAACAACAAACCCACCGCAAGTGGTCTGGTAAGACAGTTATCTAGCGACAGCGAGATCGACGAGCCGATGCGTGGAGCCGTGATTTGTTAAGAACATGCATGCCAAAGAGGTACCGCCGCGGTTATGACTGTAACCTAAGGCGTGATGATTCGGTCACCAAACATCACCAGAATCGCGAGCGTCGCACTCCGAAAAATGCGAACTCAAGCCAGAGTCCAAAGGCGACCTCGGAGACAACCGAAACAAACACCAAGCCCAGGTCAACCGGGAAATCCCGCTCACAGCGGAAGGATAAGGCTCAGGAATTCGCGCGCTTGAGGAACGCGCGGCGTTCGAGCTCTATCGATGCCGAAGGGGCACCGTCTGCCACTAAAGTCGCTCAAACCGAAAGTGGAAAGACGCGCGCAGTATCCGTAGGGGGAGATCGCGCGCCGAACAGGGATTCAGGCTCCCGGGCACTCACCGTGCCGAGCGCCACCGCCGCAGCTGGCGGTCGCGCTGCCGAGCAGAGAGGTCTGCCTGACGCTCTCCGGTACCGTAATCGGAGCGCAATGCGTCGGGCGGGTGTTCAGCGTGAGGAACAGGAAGGAGACCGTACTGTGGTGGATGCTATCTACCGCGCTCAGGTCGATCCGAACATCGCGAAGAAAAAGCCCGTGAGATCCCTTCCACGACCAATGCGGAACGCGCCTTTCTGCGGCACGACATCGCACATCGCAAGTTGACGCGGGCCAACTTTGCAATGCAGTCTTGGTGTCGTGCCGACGACGAAGAAGCGCCTTTCCCAGTGTCCTACACCGGCCGTGCTCGGCCTGGTATGGACATGGAGCAAGTTCGTCGCATCATCCTGGACGAGGAGAAAGAACTCAGGGCTGTGCAACCCCGAGTAGCCGAGTCCACAGAGAAGCTTACTACAGGGAAACTCAAGCGCGAGTCGGAAGCGCAAGAGAGTCGTAGGCGCGCGGTTCAGTCACGCATGGACAAACATGAGCACCAGAAGAACTTGCTGGAGCGTTATGTTGCGTATAGAACCGCGGCCCGTGAGGCGGCCCAACGCGAGTACGAGGCGAAGATCCAGGCGGGCGAGAAAAATGCCGTCCTGGGCCGCTTCGTCGAGTCGTTCACGGAGTTCTCGAAACGCTCTGGTCAAAATCACACAGATGGCGTGCTCAGCCCCAAAAACAAGAAGAAGACTGCAGCACGTGACAAGGGCATTTCCGCGACTGGTTTTCGCGGAAAGTGGAAACCCCCATTGCTCAGTGCCTGCGACACGGCGCTTGGTGCTCTGGTGTGTTCTCCAGTCTTCGAGGAGTTGGCCAAATTCACGCTCGGGATCCTGCTAGGAAGGCTCTTCGGGCCGTGGTGCTTCGTCGCTGGCGCAGTGTGCTGGGCAGTGCTAGAGTCGGCCTACCGTGTTGCACACGGCATGCCTGCTCTTGTGTCCCTGTACGTTGTGTGCGGGCACGTTGTGGTCACCTTAGCCGGTTCTTCTGCGGTGAATGTTCCGGCTGCGCTGATGATGTCGATGCTGTACCACGCGGCGTGGAATGCTTTCGCGTTCGTGCTGCGTGTGCCCCGGCTATCTGCTAGGTCCAAGC